TACTCTTACTGTTAAAGAATGGTCTAGTGTAGGTAGTGATGTATTTTGTTCAACAGTATCACTAACAGGTTCTAATATTAATGCAGGTGATTCACCTCTACTTAATGGTACTACCCTACTTCTATAGATACGTGTACTAACCCCTGTTGTATTAGCAAGTGTTGTAAGTAACCTTGCCATAATTTGCTCACGTTTTGTAGTCATGTTTTCTGTAGACTAATTTCAACAAAACTACCATCATCTAACTTTCTTACTTCTCTAACTGTATATGCAACACTATCAACTGTTATAGATGCACCTGCGATTAAACTACCAAAATCACTTGTTTTAGCTGTTAACTGATAATCTGTACTAACAATTTGATTACCTGCCAATACTAAATCTGGTTGCTCTAATATTGCATTTGCAGTAGTACCACCTGATGTACAACTAACACCAAAATCATTGAGGTATGCAGATAGTGTTGTACTGTCCTCTACAAATGCCATTTATTTTTTAGAAAGTGTTTTTTTAACTTTTGGTTTTGGTATATATACTTCTGCCCTACCCATTGAAATTAATAATTCTGCATCTGATTCTGACACATCATAAGTTTGACCTGCTTCTAGGCTGTTGCCACTAGCACATACATTTTTTAAGCATTTAATTTTCATAAAAAAAAAGGGGTTGTTACACCCCTTATATTAAACCACTTATGTGGTTACGTCTAAGATCGCTGCAAATGATTGTGCGTGTCTAACAGCAACATCAAATGCAACTACACCTTTTATTGATACAAGGTTCTTTGCAAAGTCATCACTATCTTCACCTGCAGTAATTTCAATACCAGAACCAAATAATCCTAATATTGCCTGTGAGAAGTCACCCATAACAACAGCAGAACATGAACCAGATGTAGAACCTTTTGTAAGGTTACTAGGTACTTGGTTTGTCATAGCTAAAGGATAACCATTTACTACTAATGGTGTACCACCTCTACCTATTGCCTGTAGGTTGTTGTTAACTAAGTACTCACCACCAGATGTTTTTAGTTTCTTGATTGCACCTAATACCTTAGCGTTAGTTACATAAGAGATAGAGTCAGCATTAACAGCAGCATTATCTTCCATCATGGCTGTTTCTAGGTCTACTAAGGCATCTACTGTAATAGCACCACCATTAGTACCCATAGCAACAGAACCAATACCAGAAGTTTGCATGATTCCTGTAGGCTGACCAGATGAACCAGAACCATTTAAGATACCCAGATCAATACCAACATTAATACCATCTAAGATGTCAGTTCTTACTAAATCCTCAATTCCTGGTGTTGCCTGTATAAGCATATTCCTAGAAAACTTAGATAGTGTACCTAATGTTTTAGGTGTCATTGAAATCTGGTCGAATGTACTTTCTGCCTGAGATAATGCAGCAGTTTCACTTGATAGATAGCCAGTAGAAGCTACACCTGATCTTCTAGGTATTGCAACATCACCAACTAAACCTGATAATGTTTGTACACCTAAACCAACCATTACTGTGCTGTTTCTTAGTGCTTCTATGAAGTCATCAGCAAGTAAATCTGTAGCTACAATATTTCCACCAGTTGTTGCACCTGATGTTACGTATGTTGCCCTTTTTGCTAAAGCACTATATGGAATAAACAAGGATTGGCTGTTATTTGATCTTTGAGAATCCTTAGCAATTTGCTGTGAAATCTCTCTAGCAAAACCAGATGCTTTGTTAGACCAATCACCTGTTAAAAGACCTCTAATACCAGATGTAATCTTGTAGTCTCTTGCATACTGCTCTTTTTCTTTTGGCGATAACTGCTCTTCAATAGGTTTTGCAGTTTCTACAGGTTTTGCATCTATTCTTTCTAAGATAGCTGCTCTGCATGAATCAACAGAAGAACCATTGTTAATTAACTGTTCTGCTAGGTCATCAAAACCACGCTTAGAACACATTGCGTTGATCTCTCTAATTCTTGTGCGTTCTGCTGATGCTGCTTTTTTAGTAGCTTCACTACGCACAACTTCTAGATCAAGTTGCTCTTTTTCCATAATTAGTTGTTTTTTAGAATTGGGCTGTTGTGCGTCAGTTGACGCTGCGTATACACGCTTACTGTCTACTATATCTTGTTTTTCTACACTAGGCATAGTGTTGTCATCAATTAAACCTCTACTTATCCCTACATCTGGTGCTGCAGGTGATGCAACTACAGATACTTCATGTGGTTCCCATCTTGTAGCTAAAAATGCGTTACTACCATCTATTTCACGTTCTTCCATTTCTAAAATGCGATAACCTACGCTAATTGACGATAAAATGCCATCATCTATATCTCTTTTTACCTCCTGTGCCTTAGCATTTCTGCTTAATTCAACAACTGCCCTACCTTTTTTCTTGTCTTTATCTAAATATGCATTTCTAACAATACCTATAACAGAATCCATATTATGATTCCATAGTACTGGTGCTACCCCACCATTTAACCTGCCAAAATCTATAGAACCCTCATCATGGCTAAGTATTTCAGTACCAAATGATCTTTCTACAGGATATTCAGAACTAAAACTAAACTCATAGGTGTTATCTTCTTTTGCAGAAAAAGATGTTTCACCACTACGTTTTAATACTTTTGTAACACTTCTTAATGAATCTATCTTAGTTAATGTGCTGAATTTATGACCAACCTGTACATCTGTCTTTTCATATTCTCCATCATCTTCTCTGAATACACTTATTAAAGCAGCAGGGTCATCTTCTGTGCCTGTAATTTCAAAACTTGAATCAGGTACATTTATAGTACCATCACGCACAATGCGATCTATCTGACCTCTTGCAACACCACCGCTTGCGTTCCATCTAACATAATCACCTACAGATAATTCATCTGGTTCTGCACGTTTAGCTTTTGCACGTTTTGTTTTAGGCATAGCATCATTGTTTCTTAATTCTTTTATTCTAGCTGATTTTGCGTCAGAAAAACTTTTACCTGCATCACCACCCCATGCAGCCCACGCTACTCTGCCATTACTAGGGTAGCCATCTTCACCAGGTCTAAAACCTTCTGCTTCTTTATCTAGTTCATGTCTTGCAAACCATGCTGACATTTGTATTACAACATCTGCTGATAACTCATTACCACTTAATATTTGTGTAGCCCTTCTACGTGCAACTTCTGTACCACCACCTTCTCCTTCTGACTTCCAATCTCTATATCTTTGTGCTTCCTCTCTCATACCTGCAGTTGGCATAAGGTCTATTTCTGTACCATTAATAACTGCCATCTGAACTATCCGCTACGTTTTCTGCATCTTCTCCTGATGGTGGGTCAGTATCACCAAAAGGGTCAACAGTATTTATAGGTTTATATTGACTACCACCAGATTTATTTGTAGCTGATGGGTCACTATCTGTAATAATGTTCATTTCATCTAGTTTTGCCAGTTCTGTCTGTCTAGCTATTAACAGTTCTTCTATATCACCACCTGATTCTGATACAACATCTGTAAGTGTTTTAAAACCACACCTTACTGCATCTTTCATAGCAGCCACTTCTTTTTGTGGGTCTACATAGCTGTAACCTCTACATACCCATCTAACCTTTTCATATACTTCTGGTGTTGTTGAATATGTAGGTAATGTCAATGTGCCACTTAATACTGCCATTTCTAACCAATATTCATATATAGGTTGGTAAAACACTTCTTTTAACATCTTCTGTAGTGTTCTCCAATGATCTCTGTCCTGTAACATAGCTAACCTGCTACTGCTGTAATTACTTTGGCTGTAGTCACTTGATATAGCTTCAAAACTACAACCCAAACCACTAGCCATACTACGCAACATAGCCCTTACAAAAGGTTCAAATTCACCATTAGATTTATCCAAGTCAGGTACAGATATAGATTCACCTGGTGCTAAATATTTAAAAGTACCTGGTTCAAATCCACTAACACGTTCATAATCAAATACCTCACCACCTGCATCTAGTTCACCTTCTGGACTTGTAATAAATCCCATTAATGCACTACTTGCACGTTGCCCTACAACTGTTGCTTCTATATATCCATCTAATTGGTGTAAATGATTTATTGCACTAGATAGAAATGGTACACCTCTATGTTGACCTGGTCTTAGTGGCAAAAATAAGTGTATTACATCTTTTGCAGGTACAATAATATGCCTTCTTTCTTCGGGTACTGTTGCAAAGTTTGTGTCGCCAGGGTGTTTTTTAAGAAATGCATAACTTACAGCCCTACCTTCTGGACTTAGCTCTATTCCTAACCTCCATACATTTTTATTACTTTTTTTTATGCCTTTATAATCTTCATCTAACTGTTCTGCTTCTAGTATTTCTAAACTAAAAGGTATTTTGCTTCTACCATACGCTTTTCTATGGATAACAATAAAACATTCACCGCTTTCTATCATTGACCTTACTGCTAATCTTTCCATTTCAGAAAAACATAAAACACCACGTATATCACAACTATCTTTTCTACCCCATTTACTCCATTCACTCTCTATTGACTCATTTATTCTTGTATTAGGTGTACCGCCACGTTGACTTTTTATCTGTGCTTGCATAGTTACACCCTGACCTACAATCTGGTTAGTTGCATATCTTATGGCCTGTGCTGCATAATTATTATTACGTACTAAATCATGTACACGTTTTCTAAGTGTATTTATAGAGTTTTTATAACTTTGATCTGGTGAAGATAATGGTGTTACCCAACTAAGGTTTGTTCTATCTAATCTTGCACCTGCATACATTCTTTTTAACCTATTTCTACGACTATTTAAGTCATTATTAGATGTAAATAAGCCCTTCCAAGCGTTTCTTAAGCCCATTTAACTCTCCTAAAAGCGTACATAAAGGTTTTTAGGGTCGCCTAAGCCTTGTGACTTAAGACTATACCTCTTTTCACTTAATACTATCGCCTTTAACTGACTTTCTCTATCTCTTAAGTCTTTTATGTCTATTCTTTTAAATGTTCTGTTACCAATACTGTATTCTTGTGCCTTATCAGATACTAATGCCCTAATTGCAGCAGTAACCGCATCTAAGTCCTGTTCTGCTTGTGTTCTGTTATCTAATGCAGCAGGTGTACCAGTATATTGTAAAGATTGTTTTACTACTAACTCACCATTACCTATTTCAAATACTTTTCCACTTTTAAATGCTCTAGCAGACCAAAACCAATTACCTGCAGCAAAACCTGCACTATCTGTAGCACTTATTGTAAACTGCCAACCTGTACTGTTTGAATATTGTGTTCCTGTAGCTGTATGACCTTCACTAGATGTATTTGTACGTAAGTAATATTCTAATGTCCAATCAGGACTACTTATAGTTTCATCAATACCTGCAGTTGTAGCTTCATCTACCCATTCAACTGTAGTACCTGCAATTATTTCACTAGGTAAATCAGATTTCCACATAGTTTTACCAGTTAGTTACAAAATCATTTTTACGTGATGTTCTTATTGTACCTTTTTTTTGTTTAACAACATCATCTGGTTTATTTATTTTATTTTCTAACTGTTCCCATACTGTATTTCTATTGAATTTGCTGATATATAAACACATAGCTGCATAACTATATACCCACGTATCTAAACACTCATTCCTAACACCTGCCTTTTTTACCCATTGTGGCATCTGGAAACCACTACGATTAGTTTTCAATATCTGACGTTCTGCTGTTATCTGTTTGAAATATTCTTCTGTTGTACTTGCATGAAAATGCACATATCCATAACTACCTATTTTATTATTCTTTAATCTACCCATTAAAGTATTTTTTATTGTATCTACACCTAATGGGTATACCTTACCACCTTTTTT